TTGTCTGCGCCGATGTCGTTCCGATAACCGCTGTCGCGCCCACGTCTGCACCGGCTTCCCGCGCAGCTTCTGTATCCTCGCGGCTACAGCCTTGAACGTCGGCTTGAAGATCTGCACCAGCCGCTTAAACATTGAAGTAGCCGCCAACGTCGCGCCAACACTGATCACGCTAGTCGTCGCAGCGGCTGACAAGATCTCCGCTTTTGGTACAGGGATTTTGACGTTCGTACCCGGTACAACGACCGTAGTTACTTCCGCCGCCGATGGCTCGGGAACTGCTTGGACTGATGGTGCGACCCGCCGCACTGATGGTGCTGCCTGTGCTTGGCGCAGTGCTTCCTTTACTAGCTGTTGCAGATTTTGTTGAGTCTCGCGTTCAGGCTCGGCGCGCTTTGCGGGAGTCTCCACCTGCACTGGCAAAGTGTCAGCACTAGCTGCTGGTGGAATAAAAACAGGGCGATAGCTTGGTAATTCCGCCTTAGGTATTTCAAGAACCGGCGCAGGTAGATCCGGCGGCTTAGGAATCGAGAGGCTCGGGACAATCGGTGGCTCGATCATCAAAAGGATCCCGACCGCCTGCAGTTATCTTGCAAGCACGTTTGTAGAAGTAGCAATCGGTTTTACCCGCTTCTTCCAGCGCTTGTTTGATCTTGCGCCAGTTATCGCGGGTGTGCTGATCCACTTACCTGCCCTGACCGCGATACTTCTTCCTACCGTGGCTGGCTTTTGAGTGTTGACCCGCACCTTGCCTAGTTTTCTTAGGCTTTCCAGGGCGGTGCTCAATCCTCCCCAAGCTGCCGGATTTGCTTTTTACTGCCATCAGTAGGGCGAATCACCGAGGAGATCAGCATCCCAAGCAGCTTTTAACTCATCGGGAGTTGTGGCTGCATCAATAGCAGCGGCGGCAGTTGCATCACGCAAAACCTGCTTTTCTGCTGCCACGGTGGCTTGGGTGTCAGTGTCGCCAGCCTCAACCGCACGCATAAAGGCAACATCCTTTGCCTCTAGTAGAGGCTTGCGTGCTTCGCGCACCTTGTCGCGGTGAATGTCCCGCGCTTTGGCCATGTTGATGTTGATCATTCGGCAACCTCCTCAGCGGGTGCATCAACAGTTTGCTCTGCTGCGGCTTGTTCAGCAGCTAAACGCTCGGCTTCTGCTGCTGCTTCTGCTGCTGCTGCTTTTTCAGCAAACCAAGCATCAGCGCCAATCCCGTGCCCGTCAGGGTTGCTGAAATCAGCTTCCCAAGCATCAAAGAAAACCTTGTCTGCTGGATCTGGGTAGTCCTCTTGGTTCACAACCAAATAGGGCATCCCAGCCGGAACATCCTTACGGCAAACCTCCTCAAAAGGCAGTTCACCGCTTGGAATGACGACGCAGACGCCGCCATTGTCTCGTGGGTAAATGATTCGTTTCATGGTCAGAATCTAGCGGACGATGATCATGTTGAGCATGAGGACATTGTTCTGCGCTGTGCGGACTCGGGTCGAAGTGGTGAGTTGTTGGCTGCTAGTAAGAGAAGCGTTTGAGTCATCACCAGTGGCACCGCTAATGCCACCAGCAGTAGCAACACAAGCGTAGTTTGAAGTAATTGAACTGGTGAAATTAAATCGATGCTCACCACTATTAATTTCCGTAAGGCTACTTACATTCCCGCTTGCAGTAATGGTGTCAGTGCTGCAATTAGCTGTTGCCCAGGTTCTTACGCCGTAAGCCGTAGCAACACTGCCGTAGCCGGAGTTAAATTTGAGGTTGCCGGACGAATCCAGCCTCATCTGCTCCGTCGGATTGACAGACCCGGCTGACGTTGTGAAAAACATCAAGCGTCCGGGCATACTTGTGCTAGACGGCGTGCCGTCTGCTTGCACTTCAATGCGTCCACCTTCTTCAAAATCAGTCCCATCGTTGCCGTTGAAACTGATAACGCCCATCCGGCTACCAGAAGTAACAAGAGCGTTTGTTCCTTGTGTATTGCTTCTTGATAAACCCAGAGTTAGAACAGGTGCATAACTAGATCCCGAGTAATTGATTAGGCTTAATCCACTGCTCCAACTATTAACGGCGGTACTAATTTGCTGCGGCGGCGCAGCGGAAGTTGCATATCGTTTGATATTGGCAAGTGCAGTGCTTGTGCCGAGCAATAGGCGACCCGAGCTGTCGATACGGGCCGCTTCATTTGTCTGAAGATGAAATGCAATGCCGGTGCTAGACGTGTGCGCGTTTAATACAGCATTGCCGTTTGCGTCTACATCAAGAGTTCCAGCGCCAACACCTGTTCTTGCAAATCGAATTATTTGCGAGTTAGAATCTTCGACATGAAGTCTAAGGGCGGCACTTGCGGTGCCAATTCCTACATCTTGACTTGCATTAACCCTCAACGCCTCCGTGCCTTCAGTAGTCACCTTGAAGTGACCGTCTGAGCCGGTATCGACAACCTCCGCAGTTGTATTGCCGGTGGTAATGCTTGCGCCACCAGCACTAGTCCAAGACAAAGTGCCTGAACCGTTGGTGGTTAATGCTTGACCGTTACTGCCATCAGCAGAAGGCAGCGTCCAAGTCACATTGCTTGTAACAGTTGCAGGCGCTTGGAATGCAACCCAGTTGCTGCTATTGCTATCAGCAAGACGAAGATCGCCCTGAGCGTTCAGCGTGACGTTGCCGCCACGAACTGTCACATCACCGGCACTGCCAATATCAAGCCTGCGAGTGCCGCCAGTTGAAACATCAACCGAATCAGTGCCGTTGCTGTAAATACCAGTATCAGTGCCGCTTGCGTTAAAGAAAATTGAAGGTGCAGCCGCCGTGCCGTTAGCAACTGAAACGTTTGTGAATTCTCCGTCTAATTGCCTCAGTTCAATCCATCCATTATTTGCGCTATTGCGCATCTTGAGCAGGTTGGCGTTGGTATCTGCCCAGAACTGAAAAGCAAACGTCGTAGCAGGCTCCGTAGAGCCGCTGTTCATCGAAACAATGGCCGCCAGCGCGTTGTTCAGATCCGAACGGACCGCACTACCAGTGCCGTTGGCAATTGAATAATCGTGCTGTGCCACGAATCAGCGCCCTGTCAATACCGTCAGTTTAACCAGACTTGCCATAACCCACCGCTGTATATGAGAAGTTTCTGTCCACGGCAGTTCCGCTGCTGTTTTTGAAGGTGACGGTAAAGCCAGTCCCGCTGACGCTACTAATTTCGAAGTAGTCACCCGTCTGCATGTTTTGGCCTGTGACGCCAACGCTCGGCAGGTAGGCATTGCTTCCGCCAATGCTTGCCGTACCCGTGAAGAAGGCATTTGCAAAGGTGACCGCTTTGGCTCCCGCGCCACTTGCAATTGTGCCAACTGAGTTTTCAACACGGCGTTGGAACGTGGCGTCATAACCTAACTCGTCAACCAAGATGTTTTCAGCCACGTCACTGCTGCTTAGATCTGCGCGGAACTGGAAGCCACGAGCCTTGTAAGTTCCATTAACAAATGTGGTCCAATTAGACCAAGTGGGAGTACCGGATGGGTCATCAGTTGTTGTACGCAAATTGAGTTTGGCGTTCACTTTGTCAATGACGCCACCATCCCAATCATTCCAATCGTCAACGTTTTTAGCGCGGCTATCAACTAGATCACTTGGGAAGAAACCACGTGTGACGAAATAACGCTTCAGATCAAGCGAGAAGGTATTACCAAGATCAACGGTATCGGCAAAGGTGTAAGTACCTGACGAAAGGACATCGCCAAGGAAGTCAAAAACAGCAATGTTGTCAACATCCGTAACCGCATCAAACGAGTCACTGCCATCAAGCGTCAGGGCGTCATATTCATCGCTGTAAAATGTTCCGCTCTTTGTACCTTGGAACGGCGGAGAATCTTGATCTTCTCGGCGCGTAATGATGCCAAGGTTGCCTATAGCATCAGGCAAATCAATGATGATGCTGGTTTCGTTGGTGCTGACCCTGCCGCCATCATCAGCGAACTTGACAAGGATCTCGCCTTCAACAAGCGGGATGACAGCTTGAGTTGCGCTACCTGACTTAGCTTCAATCAAGTCAACGCTATTGCTCCAAGTGCCGCTGCCGTCTGTTTTGCTGCTATGGCGGATATAAACCTTGCCGCCAACCTTCACATCAAGGTCAACGGTCGGATCCCAGTTCAGGCGGCCAGAGTTGTTGCTGATCGCTTCAAACGACAGGTTTTGAACGTCGCCCGGAACGCTGGTTTTACCTGCAACGTTCTTTGTCGCAGTAGCAGCAGTAGAGCGTTTACCAATCGCGCTGATTGCAACAACACGGAAAGTAAATGTTCCCGTTTCGTCAGTGTTAAAAGTGATCGCGTTATATGGCGTATCACCAATCGTGGTGTACGAGTCGTTATTGGTTGTCTTGTAGCTGACTTGATAAGCAGTCGCGATATTGACGCTTTTCCAAGAGACCGTGACTTCAGTTGTTACTTTGTTTCCAGACTCAATAAGACGTTCTGAAACATTAATGCCTGTTGGCGCAGCAGGCGTTTGATTCAACAGCGTGATTGAACGCTGTTGGAGTTTCAGACCATCTTCAACAAAATTATATTTGCTGCTGTTGTGCTCAAGTGCGCTGATCTTGTATTGCTCATTATCTTCAGTGACGCTGATGACGCGAAACTCTTGAGCCTCAAGCGTGCTGCTTTCGATCATGTAGACCGATTGAGCAGCGGGAGCAACACTCAACGCAGTCGTCAACGTGATGGTTTTGGCTGACGTATTTGACGAGTTAATCCGAGAACGTTCAACGCGACCATCGGTATGAACAATGGTGATGAAGTCACCAGCAGCAGCAGCAATGCCCTGATCCAGCGTGATGACGCTTGTCGTTGCAGATGCAACACGACCAGCCTTGCGGTCACCTGCCCGCATTTGGTCCATCACCTTGATGATCTGACCGGGACGAACAACAGCGCCGTCTAAGCCAACAGTGAAGGTGACAGTTTCGGTCTCGTTCTGCTCTTGATACAGAAGCCACCGACCAACACGGTTTGCCTGACCACGACTTGTGCAGCCAAAGGCAACGGTACGGATTTCGATATAGCCGTATTTGGCAATAGCTGCTTCATCAGAAACGTATTCAACCTTTTGTTGATATGCGTTTTCAGGATCGTTCCAAGTGACAAGGGCGACGGTATGGCGCGTCTTCAGACTGCTGCCTTCGTAGTTAAAGATGCCTTCAATGACGTTGCTGTTGTTGAACAGTGCAACTGCATCAGATGGGCGATCTTGCGAGAAAGCAATAGAACCTGCTGCCCAGTAGGCCATGCCACGGAAGCAGGAAGCAAAGTCTTGGACAACGTTGTAGGCCTCAGCGCGATCCTGCAGGTAAACATTGCAAAGAAAGCGAGGCTCTTTACCGCCTTGTCCATCTTTTACTTTTTCATTGCAATATTTACTGATTTCGTACAGCGTCCACTTGTCAATTTGACTGCTGACAATAAAACGACCTAGGCCATATCTCTCGCTGAGAATGAGGTCGCGCATGATCCAACAAGGATCCGCACACCAAGCAACTTGGAAGTTGCCATTCCAAACGCCGGAATAACTCAGGCTGCCGTCACTGTTGACAGTGGCATTGGTTGGGATTTGTACCTTGACACCTTTGATGTCGTAGGAACGAGTAGGAATTGACTGAAACTGCGTTGCTTCAAAACGCAGACCAACCAGTGCTGACAGCGGATAACGCAGCTTGCTATCAACGGTTTCCGTGTAACCAGCAAAGACAAGGCGGCGATAGTTAGTAGTTCCATCGTTGATACCACTGACCCTACGGATTTTGATGTCCCACGGCGGTGAGCCAGTTAGTTCAATGCGATGGCTGCGTTCATACGGACTTGTACATTTACCGTTCAACGTGGTGTTGACTTTTTCTACATACCCACCGCCATTGGCCTGCACATCAATCGCATAACCAACGCTTGTTGCTTTCAGGCCATTACTAACAACAAAAAGCTGAGGAAAGCTAAGACGTACAACAACTGCATCAATCGTTGTATCTGTAATTTGACGAGTGACAAAATCACCTACAGCGTTGCCAACTTCAGAGTTGACACTAATTGCATTCTCTGCCGAAGGAAAACCAGCGATATAACTTTGACCTGAAGTGCCTACGCGACTTTCAAAGCTGTCATAAACAAAGTTATCCGTACCACCAGATTGAATAGGCGTATCGTTTAGGTAAACAGATTCTTTAGCGGTAGCGGTTGCAAAACCTTCAATTTCACCTTCACTAATCAGGTCAACAATCCTGACGCTGGACTTACTGAACAGCGAGTTCGCATCATCACTAGCAGTTGGTGCAACCTGCTGAACAACAACGGTTTGCTGAACAACTGGCTGCGGCGGTGGTGCCGATGGTTGCTGACGACCACCACCTGAACCCGCAATGTTCTTAGCCATCAGATGTCAGTGGTGGTAACGCCTGCAGAAACAACAACAGAGCCAACCCGCATCCGTCCGTAGCAAATCGGGACAGGAGCGCCTTGGGCGGTCACGTTGACTGCTCCATTGAAAATGTAACTGGTGCGGTTGTCAGCAGGTTCGTTGTTGCGGGAATCGATTGATGCAAAACGATTTGCGCCTTCAATGCTGCCAAATGTGCCGGGCGCATCACTGATTGACGGTGAAAGCAATTGCGCTGTACCCGTCAAAATCAACGCGGCACCAATTGCAGACGTAACCGTGCCAACGGTGGTCAAGATGCCTGCAGTCGTCCATCCAGTTGCTGCCGCAGCACCACCAGCACCAAAGGTGCCGAAGAGGCCAGCACCGGGCAGTAGGAAGGAAATTGCAATCAGGCCGACTCCAAGTGCAATCTTTCCAAAGCCACCACCAGCACCAGCCAAAACAGGCGTAATGCTGATCTCTTCAAAACTTGCAGTCGGATAATGCATTTCTTCTTCTGGATTTATCACATCTTTTCCTACCTGCACCATGTAACCAATTCCGCGCTCTGCAGAACTGATTAGAGCATTTTGAAAGCCTTCAAAATTGGCCATCAACGCCCGAATTGCTTCAGCGGGCGTATTCAACTCAAAATGATGGATGCGACCAAACTGCTTACCAAGTTCGCCGCGTAGCACCACGCGCTTCATAGTCGGCTCCTGTGACGCAGGATGT